ACTGATGTAGAAGCTCTTGGTTTTCAGACATATATAGTCGAGTTTATATAAAAATTTAGTAAAGATACAAAATAGTTTTTTAAAATACCAAATAATTTAAACTAACTAAGTTATTGGCTATAATCAATTTAGTTATAAATAAAAAAACTCCTGAGAAATTAATCTCAGGAGAATCCTGTAAAACCAACAAAACAGGATTTTTATATTTTATGTAGCACCACACGTACCACAATCACCTTCACTAATACAAGGAGGGGTTTCAGGAACACCAGGGCAATAAGTCACTGTAATTCCTGCAGGAGGTGGAGCTTCAACTGAACCTGTCACTACACATTCTGTCACTACACTATTTCCTGGGACACCTTGTGGAAACGGAACCCCTGTGTCACAAGGTGTAATTAGTATATCTATACTACTTTCTGTTGTATTTTCTAATCTAACACACTCACATGGATATGTAGTTGTAGATGTGGTTGTAGTTGTAGATGTACTTGTGGATGTGGTAGTAGATGTACTAGTAGTTGTAGTGGTAGTGCCACCAACAATTAAATCAATGTAATTAGTACATATAGAATCAGATTTCACTCTTATCACTATGGTTCCATTTGGAACTAAAGAAGATGTGTATCCTGATACTAAAGAAGCTTTAGGTACATTATTTTCAAAAGGAACTACAAACCCATCTACATCTGAATAAAGATCAAATGGTCCTGTATCAGAACCTGCTATTGTTAATGTTATTAATACTGTCATAATTTTTTATTTTGGTTTTAATTAAAAACTTCTTATTGGGCGAACATAAAAATTGTTAATTCCTTTACCTGAAGGAGATACAGCACCACTACTAAAAAATTGTGCCCAAGAATTATTTATATCAAATTCACTAGAACTCCAATGCGCATTATCATATGTAAATCCACCAATTGCAACTCTATTTAGGAATAATTTATTTAACTCATCTTTGCTAGGTAAATACCAATCAGAATATCCTCCTTCAACTAAATCATTACATAGTCTAGCAGCGATTCCAGCTGTTGCACATCCTGCAACTATATCAGTTGTATTTTGACTACCTGTACCAAGTGCTGTACCATCTGCTCCTGTAATTAATGTACCTTGACAACCCCATATAGGTAATGTAGGAAGATCAGCAACAGTTGCAACCAATCCATGTTCACTAGCTGCATCATATCCAGGATCTCCTGGTTGTAATATATATGCAATCTTACCACCTAAAGCAGATTCTCCAATAGTATATGTTCCAGGAGGAATAGGTCCTATTGTAGTTGTAGTGGTGGTTGTGGTTGGTGTAATTGTTGTTGTTGTAGTTGTAGTGCTACTACTTGTTGTAGTTGTTGTAGTTGGTGCTACAGTAGTTGTGGTGGTTGTGGTTGGTGTAATTGTAGTTGTAGTGGTAGTAGTAGATGTACTACTTGTTGTGGTAGTGGTGGTTGGTGCAACAGTGGTGGTGGTTGTAGTTGTTGTAGGTGCTATTGTTGTAGTGGTTGTAGTTGTGCTACTAGTGGAAGAAGATGTTGTTGTTGTTGTTGTAGGTGTAATAGAACAAGAAGCTACTAATTGACAAAAGTATGCTTGGAGAAGAGGAGTGTTCTCAATTGTATCTATAATATGTGCTATAAATTCATCAGAGCACATTCTATTATCTATCTTCTGTAAAGCTACTTCTAGATTATCTTTAGATTGAATTCCTGTACAAGGTAAATTTGGACCATTGTATATAATTTGAAAACTAGATATACAAGGATCATTACATGCAAATGGAAATGCAATTCTATAAGCTTCATTATAACAAGGCATTCCTGGTAAACAAGACATAATTTAAAATTAAGGAATGTATATAATATAATTTGTTGCCAAAGCTGGCTGATAATTTGGATGTGATAATCCGCCTCCTGCATTATTAACAGTGACATTTGCACTTATAGATTCAGAACTACTTTTTCCTAAAGTTGCTGGGGTTGTAGCAGACATAGCTTGATAGTTAACATCTTGAGAACTAACAGTTCTAGCATAAGCAACTTGATCTACAGTATTAATAGTGGAGGCAGCATTTGATTGTACAGTGTTACCAAATATAAAGTGTGTATGACTAACAGGAATAGGTGTGGTTGTATGTGTGTGCACAGGCATTTGGTTAGTTGTAAGAGTAACATTGTTTGTGCCATTCACTGAGTTTAATGTGTATGTAGGATTACCTGGAATAGCTGGATCTACTGCAGCAGACATTGCTCCTCCAGGAACACCTGTTGTTACACCTACACCCACTCTACCCCTTTTATCAGGAGTACCATTAGATCCATTACATATATAAATCTTATCCCATCCTAAGCCTGCAATACCTTTTCCAGAACCATCAAAATTAGATAATGGACCATAGTATTCCACTGCAGTGAATGGAACCATCTTAGCGTTCTGTTGAGTGGTTGGAGTTATTGAATCTAGATAGGCTTGTATTAATGCATCTAGATCAGCAAGTTTAACATAGTTTGTATCTACGTCTACAGCAAGAGCTACTAATGCAGCATCCACATCACAAAGTTTTGTGATTACAGCTTGTAAGATATCATGTGTTCCACTTGTAGCAGATACGCCTGTTAAACACTCAACATCATAATTTCCCTCAAGAGCTGCAAGTTCTGCAACAATTACATCTATTTGAGCTTGTAAATCACATGTTGCTTCAATTAATGCTGTAAAAAGATTTAATGCATTTAAGTCTTCACAATCAGGAAGATATTGATTAACCACCTCACAAATAATTGCAGGATCTATAGTTAGTTTAATTCCTGTACCATCTAATGTAGATGTAAGAAATTCAATAAGAGCCTGTTCTACATAAGACAGAGAGTCTCCTGTTTGTATTCCCAAAATAGGAACATCTATTCCTGTGTATCTAACACACTTATCTGAGACAATCTCAGTACATCCATTATAGCAATTTGAACAAGACATGTTTATTTATATTTTAAAAGTTTCACCCTACTAGCAATCATTTCTACAGTGAATGGTGCAGCGTAATCTGGATTACAAAGTTTATACGTTAATATTCTTTTGTAATTCAGAAGGTCCATCATAGCTTCTGCTGGTATGGGTTGGTTTAATAAATAGATAATATTATTATATAGATTTTTTGCTAATTCTGTTAGTCTGCAATCTATATCAATTAAAAGTGCTGTAACTGTAGCACATGCTGGATAAGTGGTAAGTCTAGGAGTTAACATATTTTATAACTTGTTTAAACTTTGTAGCAGCTGCACGACACATTGCACAAAGACCATTAACTAATTGACAACCACATCCAAAATTTCCATTACATCCTCTACAAGTAGCCATATTATCTAAAGTTTAAAACGTAATTATTACCAGAGCAATAACAGTTATTTCTAATAAAATTATCTAACATATTGTTTGCTTGAGTATAAAGTTTATTAGATTCATCTATTGCACAATTATTTGCAGCAGCTATAGATCCTTGAATAAAGAAATATATACTTGTAAGATTAACTTTCTGTTGAGTCTTTATAGCTCTATCGCATTCCATCATGTCAAGTTTCATAAATGCTTCATCAAACTTCTCTTGTATTCTATCCACTCGCATTATGCTTTTTACAACAAAGTTTTCATATGCAGGTTCAACAGTGTATTTAAGAGTGTATATTCCATCAGGAAGAGGTATCAAAGGTTGTCCTAAAATACTTAGCCCTAATGAAGCAGATGTAAATATATTAAAATCATTAGGTGTAAAAGGAAGAATTACAATTCCTAATGATGGAACATTTATTTCAATTGTAGGAGCTGTTACAATAGGAGGATTGGTAGGATATGTTGATGCATCAGCCACACCTAATGTTAACGTACTATATGTAGGTACTACTATTATATCTAGATTTAAAGCTGGCATAATTAGTTTAAATAAATATGCCAGAGGATCTGAGATTTAATCCTCTCACCTCTGGCATAGGTTATGTGATATTTAATTTACAACTATCCAATTATGGAATTAAAGTGGAAGTGGTTGTAGTAGTAGGCCAAATTGTAGTGGTGGTAGAAGTGGTTGTAACACAAGAGTTATCATTAACCACAGTACCTAGACCAGCTTCTAATACAGCCTCAATAGCAGCAGCAATTCCACTTACAGCTGCGTTAGGAGCAGCAATGATCACCATAGAATCTTCCATGATATAATCACCCCACTGATAAGCAGACTTGTTATACTCATTGAACTTAATGTAATAAGTGTCATAAGTCACTCCTTGAGACACCCAAGACTCAAAGTTCTCGTTGTATCCAGCCATTCTGTAAAGATGCTTTAAGTATCCTGCTTGGTAGCTGTAGAAATTTTTCTCTAGTTGAGCAATTTCAGCAGATTGACCTGAAGGATAAGAAGCACGTTGGATGATAATTGGATCAGCAACAATGTCACAGTTATCAGCAACAATAAAGTCAGCAGTGGTAGCAGGACCATTAAATACAAACGTACGGAAGTACATTCTGTCATATTCAAAAGGGAATGCAGCAACATCACATGGCTGACCATATACAGTTAGAGGCTTTCCAGTGATACGAAGGATTGCAGAAGCATTGTTTCCTAAACGTTCAAATGTGTAGAAAGTGTTGAAGCTAATGTTATCAGGATTGTTACCTGGAGCTTGTTGCTCTAATTTAGCAATAACGCTATCAATGAATTGAGGAATATCAACTGAATCACAAGGATTAGCATCACAAGCACAGCAAGGAGCTTGAACAGTTACTGAACGAGTGAAACCATTGAAATACAAGGTGTCAATGTAAGAAGAATGTGCACGAAGAGTTAATGTAACTACATCACCACACTGTACATTCCAATTAGTTACATCAGTAACTTGAGTTGCAGCAGTGGGACATCCTTTTACTGTGTACCATTCAGTTACATTAGAATTGCAACCAGAACCTGATGGACATCCTTTAATCTTATCAGAACGTTTAGATCCTTGTAGATAAGTGTTTGTTCTACCTTGAGCTATGTAAAAATAAGGAGAAGCAGCAATATTAGCAGCTGTTGCTAAAGTATAGTCACTTCTAAAAATACCCACTTGACCTGCAGTGAGGTCTTGAGTTGAACCAGAGCTAGGAAGAGCAGTCTGTCCTACTGGAACCACGAATAACGTGGTTAATGAAAAATCAGCCATTTTTTATATTAATTTAATTGTTTAAAATTTTATTCATTTGTTTGTATCCTGTATGCTGCACTTTGTACAGCAGATTGATTCTCAGTATACATTGCAAGATTTTGAACTGTAAGATCTAGAAGTTCATCTTCAAGATATAATTCAAGTTCGCAATTTCTATCTACTGATGGAACTCCATCAAATCCAATATATCCTGTTTTATCAATGTATGCAGGATATCGCATATACATTATGTTAATAGATGTTGGTGTAAACGTACCATCTGTAAATATGCTCATCTTATCAGTAGAAAGGTAATTGAATGTTTCTTGATATTCAAATGATGGTTTGTAGTGAACATTATTTAAAAGAAACTGTAAATCACCATGTTTAGTTAAATCATTGTTTATCCAAATCTTTCTATCCTTACATCTACCTTTTTCTGCTATTACATAGCAATCTAAGTAGAACATGTATTTTGGTACTAGGGAATTTATATTTGCATCCCACTGATTTAATTCTACATTTTCTAATGTTAATGGAAGTGGTTGATTATTATAATTTACTACAAGACTTTGTAAATCTTCATAACGTTTCTTGAAAGCATCAAGTCCCATTCCACCCACTGTACTAAACCCATCAACCTTTTGTTTAATTAGCTTTATCTGAGCTTCATTTAATGCTAAAATTTTATCTTCAAGATTAATTTGCTGATGTTCGTTTGTGGATAGCTTATTTAGTTTTTGATCTATTTTATATAATAAACTATCTACTGGTATCATACTTTATATTTTTAAACTAGCCACTTAAACAGCAGCTAGTTTTTTAGATTTAACTTTTTGTTCAAGAGTGATTAACTCATCTTGATTATCATCGTCGGCAAGGAATTTGATTAAATCTTCTTCATCCTTTGCCACTTCAAACTCACCTTCGTACACTTTGCCATTAGTTTTTAATCTATAGACAGAGTGAGTAATTGCTTGTTTTACAAGATCTTTAATATGGAGCAAGTTTTCTTTCATGTCAGCAAATCTGCCAAACACTTCAACAGGATTCAGTCCTTGGAATTTACCATTAGCAAATTCTGTTTGTTTAAGAACATTATCTACTAAGTTATATACCACTTCTTCTTTAGTATCATCTGTAACAGGTAACCCTAATAAGCGTGCCACTTTTCTTTTCTTCTCAGGACTCATTGAATCAAACTTCACAATAGCCTTATTGATTAGTTGTTTCTTCTTATAAATCACTGCGTTTTCAATCTCATCATCAGCTACATAAAATTGTGTGTCAGCTGAATATTCTCCACGTTCCCAAGCTTGGTAACTAGAAGCAATTGTAGGATGAACACGTAACCAAGAAAAAGCTAATTCTTGAAAAGGATTAGTTAAATCGAAATAGTTATCACCATCTAGTAACTTAACAGCTTGTACGTGAAGTACATCATCTGCAGAAGTTGATAAACCATAGTTCCAAAAAGAAGAACGTGGTCCTAAATCAACACTACCTAAAGCATCTTCAAGCTTTATTTTAAGAGCTTTAACACGTTCAGTTTCTAATTCTCTTTCTAGTGGATCTTGAATTCTGCGAATATATGCAGCATTAACATCTAGTCCTGTTCTATACTGACCATCCAATTCCTTATAAGGATATTTGAATACACCTGTACCAGGAATTCTTGTCAAACCTTTTGCAGAAAGTCCTCCTTGCATTGTTTGTAATTGAGAGTTATTGTAATCTCTTTTAAGTGTGGCGATTTTTCCTATCTTGCCCATAATGTAGTTAATTTATTTTTGGTTTTATTATTGCAGAGTGTTTCCATTGAAGGAAATGCAAAGAGACATGTAATCTCAGTCATCACTCTGAAAATGAGAATGTAGGCTCTCCCAGGTGGGAGGTGTGGAGAGCCCACTTCTCAGAGAAAAAGCTCATCTTAAGCGACCAGTTCTTATGGGATGGCAGATGAACGTATTATTGTATTAGAATTGAGGAATTTCTTCAATCAAGACTGTACGAGACAAATCTTCAATAAAGATATCACAACGATCTTTCATCCAGATTTCGTATCCTGGGAATTTGTTAGCAGAGCTCATACCTTGAGATTTTGCAAATCCTAAGTGATGACGAGTTCCATCAATATATCCCCAAGTCATAGAAGGTGCACCCTTCATTCTCACTTCTCTCATGTTATTAATCATAGAACCATCAGACATTGGAGATACATCAAATACCATAAATACTGGTGTGCTCTTTTTGTTCTGACCAAATTCTAGATTTGATTGTGGTAAATCTAATTCTTTCAAGTGAATAAGTTCAACACGACCAGTCTCACGAGTTACCATTGCATCGAATGCAAAGTTGTAAGTGATGTGTTGTCCTTCTCCTTGCATGTATCTGTTTCCAGAATCAGCCATGAATGTTAAACCTGAGTTTAAAGCATCATTCTTTAGAGCCTGCTGGAATACATCGAATCCTGCCTCATTGGTGTACATCTTTACACGTCTGTCTTTAACATCAACACGTCTGTAGAAAAGATCCCCAAATACTGAACGAATCAAGTTAGCAGAGAATTCTCCACGATTGTATTGTACCAAGTTACCATTGTTACGCATTCTGTGGTATACACCTGCAGAGGTACGCTTAAGTTCTTGTTTAGAACCATTGGTCTTCACTGTACCTGGCTTAGACCAAATCATACGCTTCACCTTAAGTTCAAGCATAGACTTACGCATCCAGAATTCAATGAATGGTTCCCACTTAACATCATTACGTGTAAGAGGAAGTTGATTACGTCTCTGTGGAGCATACACTAGAATATCTAGAGCTTTACCAGAAGCATCAACCATCATTTTATCATCAGCCCATTCAGTGATTTTGTGCTCATAACCATATGCAGAACCTAAAGATTCAAACATAGTGATCTTCTCACCTAAACGAGGCAATCCTAATAAATCTTGATCGAATTCACCAATAGCAGCATCAACTAGTTCTAGTTCAATACCAGTCTTTAAGAAGGTGGAACTTACAAAGTCTACTGTTGGGTTATCAGTCACTAGTGTGAAAGAATACAAGAATCCCATATTCCAAGGCACAGGATCTTTGATCACGTAGAAACGTGGACCATACTGACGAGAACCTACAGAGATGATAGCATTCTTAGAAAACTCGTTAGTATCCAATACTAATGAAAACTCCTGACCATCAATACCTGGTTTGGTCAACGCTAACGTTGAATCAGGAATGTCAATGATTTTAGGGAATTTGTAAGGAACTTGTACATCCCATTTCCAAGCATCACTATTATTATCAATGTAATAAGGTGTGCTCTTGTTGATCATGTCCAAGAAATCATTACTGTACAATGAACTCTGGGTGTAAAGACTAATGATTTTCTTATCATAATCTGCAGGTTCAGTTGAGTGAAAAGACTCTAAGTGATTAGAATCAGTGAGCTTTCCAACAGCACGTTTGTCCATTGAAGCCACTCTCGCATAAGTAAAACCAGTTAAACCTGGGATTGTTTGAATTGCCATTTTTTATTATTTTAAATTATTATTGATATATTATAAAAACCATGAATCTGATTTTTCTGATTTATTCCCTTTAATTACACCCTTCTGTACTTGTCTTGCCACTTCACCAAATAAGTCATTTGACTTTTTAGTAATGCCTGTTTTTTGTATAGTTGATAATGTAGGATCTTTTTCTAGAATCTTTAACAACAATGCCACCTTCACTTTCATTTGGTGATTTTCAGGTTTTTTCATTTCTAGAATAGTTCGGTCAAAATCAGTAAGTGTCTCACCAGATGTTGTCTTATACTTATCTACTAATAGAAAATCCTGTAGTTCACTTGCTAATTTAGGATTCAATGGAATACCATCAAACTCCTTTGTTTTCAGTTTATCTTGAAGGATAGCCTGAACATTACTTATGTATTGATTCTTAATACTTGCTTTTTGTTGCAATTCTCTTTCTGAGTTTTGCTCTAGTTGTTGAAGTTTCTGTGCTTCTTTTTTAACTAACACCTTATGATGTTTAGTAGCAACAGTTTCAAGATCACCATAGTTTTGTAATCTTTCCACTTCAGTTTCTACATCTTCTGCATCAAAACCTTGATCAGTTAATGCTTGTTTAATCACTGCTATCTGATTCTTTTCCTGTGAAAGGTCCATATCAGAAAAATTAGCTATAGTGTTAAATGTATCGAAATACTCTTTAGGATTAACTCCTTTAACAAATATGGCATCAAATGCTTGTTGATAATCTTCACCAAATTGTCCAATGAAATTATTAACAACTTCAATAGCACCTTTCTTTTTCTCTACTTGAAACTTTTCTAAGAATTCTTCAGGAGTGTTTATTTGCACATCCTCATCATCATCTTCTTTGGTGAATACACCTAGTTTAAATAAATCATTAGCTAGAGCACCAAATCTAGTCACTTCTGGTTCAGCATCATCATCATCATCAGCAGCTTCTGATGTTTTCTTTGCAACAGGAGCTTTAGTTTCTTCTTCTTCTTCCTCTTCTTCATCATCACCCCCTGATAAGAAATCACTTATACTAGCTTTAGTTTCTTCGTCTTTATCTTCAGTGTCTACAACATCATTTCCTATACTTTTTACAGGTGCAGGTTTAGTTTTTGCAGGAGCAGGATCTTCCACTTCTTTTACAATTTTCTGAAGACCATCAGGACTACTTGTAGAAGTTTCTGGTTCATATAAATCACTTAGTAATTCAGAGTTTCCCATGCCCATTTCCATAGTGTTTTCAATACTAAATTCGAAAGAAGGGCTATTTAAATTATCAGCCATATGTAGTTTTTTATTATATTTGGTTTATTAACGTAAAATTATGCAACATCTATGGAAATACAAAGACTTATGTTACTATATACCAACTTATTCAGGATAATATAGCATTAAAGTTTTTGTATTTCTAATCAAAAATGTTTACTTTTTCTTTGCTCTTCCTTTAGCGTTCTCTTTAGCCACTGCTAAATCGTTTGCTTGATTCTCTCTAGCCACTTGTAGTTTCTCTCTTTCAAGTTGTAGTTTTTGAGAAGCTTGTTTGTTTTGAGAATTGATTTGAGCCATTTTCATTTCGTAATCCTTTAGTGCTTTAGTTTGGTCATTAGCAAGTTTACCAATCTCTAATACATCTGGAACACCACTAACGTCTACATCAGATAGTGGTCCAGATTTAGATTCAGCAGCAATCAAGGCAATCTCTTTCTTATTGATTCTATCTAATTCATTTTGATAGTTTTCATTAGCAATGTCTTGATCTTTCATTTGCTGTGCTTGAGCAATTTGAGCTTGAGCAATTTGTCCTTGCTGTTCCACCTTCTGTTGTTCAAGTTGTGCTTGTTGTTGCTGCATTGCTTCTTGTTTATCTTTAAGAGATTTAAACACCTTCTTCATCTGTCTTACAGATTTAGTAGAATACAATTCAATAACATCATATAAAGATCCACCATTCTGCATTAATGGTTGAGCAAGTTGTCTAAGTTCCTCAAACATCTTATTATCTTCAGGACGATTTGTTAAGAACACCTTTAAGTCTCTAAATTTCAAATCAGATCCATTCACTTGTACAAATGCAGATTCTCCTTCAGATGTAACGTATGATAGCGTACTCTGTGGTTTAGCACTTTCAATATAAAGAGCTGCATCAATAATAGATTGATACACTTGACCCATCACATACTCATGAGCAACAAACAGAGGCTCTGTCTGTGAATAACTTTGTTGCATGGCAGTGTTTGTACCTGTAGCAGATTCAGAGGCTGATATAGAGCCCATACGCTGTCTAGACATACCTACAAGTTCCCAACATTCATTCTTAATTTGTTGAGCTAATGTATATCGTGCTTGTATCTCTTGTGTACGTGTTAAATCAAGAGATGTAAATTGATTGAATGAACTAGGACTCTTTAAGTTTTCAGGAGAGTCATCTATAAACACCACTCCTCTATTACGAGCTTCCATTTCCCAAATATCAAGAGCATCTTGAGCATCTCCATCTTTAGGAATAGGAATATGCCTAATAGACATAAGTTGCACCTTACCCACTTCTTTTTCAAGAAGCTTATATAATTGGTTCATACAAACATTATATATCACTTGGAAAGGTTTCATCAAATCCACTAATGATTTTGATTCAGTATTCTTCACTTCATAGGTTATTCCTATAATAGGACAATAACTAAGTAGCTTATAAGGTTTTATGTGATAAATATCTGGTCCAATTTTAATTCCTTGATACCATTGATTAATCCATCCCCAATCTAATGAGATTTGTGTAGGAATAGTTCCACTCTTATAGTTTTCATCAACAAGTGTAGATTGTTCATTACCCATTTCATCTGTATAGATGAGTTTACCAATCTTTTTCTTAGATATCCAATAACATCTCACTACAACATACTTATAACCAAATGAAGATACGTTAGATGTAAGTCCTAAGAAGTCTTTTAGTCCATCATTATTTTCTTTCATCTCACTCTCAATCATCATTCTTGTTTGTAACACTAATGGATCGTATGTGTCATATGTAACAGAATCAATACCAGGGGCAACATTAGGATTACCTAGATTAGAGTCTCTAACGTTTATTAGTCCATAATCTTGCAATGAACTACGTAAGTGATCTATCTCTTCTTTTGTAAGATCTGGAACAGATTCAATTATCTCAGATAGTTCCATCACTTGCACAATACCAGCAGCATATGCTCCTTGTGCTCTTCCTGTAGGATCTGATATATATTTTCTATCTGGTGTAGTGAGGAACCAAGTGTTCTTTGGATTAGCCACTTCTACATTAAAACCAAGCTTACTATTATCTTCGTATATGTGATAGAACTCTCTACCAGAAATAAGCATGTCTCTAAAGGCATCCTCACTCTTTTCTTTCATATTAAACTCAGCTTTCTGACATGTAAGAATGTGATTAGCCCATTTCTCTGCAACAGATGTATAGC